GAATGGGGGATACTACACCCTTAGGTAAATCGTCTTTATCTTCAATTGAAAATCCAAAAAGCCGTGCCATTATTATAAGAAAGATACCTTGATACCTTTCTATTTAGACACCCTCAGATCAAGCGACTGGACCACCTTGACCTGCTGCTTCCCACCACTGAACCTGTAGAGTTACTGTAAACTCTTCAACAGCGTCGGAAGAATCGTATGAAAGATCTATCTGTGACACATTTGTTGGGAATACACTGTAGAACTTGTAAGTTCTAAGTATAGGCATGTTTTGATCAGAAGACTGTGATGCTGAATCAACTGCAGAGCGTCCAAGTTGATAAACGAATGCGTCCTTAGTATAATCTTCTGGATTTATGTTACCAGCATTGTCAGAAACCTTGGACATGGAGTTCATCCATCTCTCAAAGGAACCTCTGATAGCAAAGTCTGTGTCGTTGATTACAGTGATAGTCCACTCATCGAATGTTCTGTCACCTGCTATCTTTAATTGCCTTCCTCTAAAAGGAACGCTAATTGGAGCAATGTTGGATGCAGGAAGTGCAGCTGCCTTGACAAGAAATCTTGTCTTAGGATCTATGTCACTTACTGATTCATCTACTGCACCATCTGGGAATGCAAGAACCACCTCAAACAGATTAGGTCTTGCAATACCACCAGTTAACCTGGACTTGAACTTATCAATAGTCCTTTCCGAGGTCTTCGGTGGGTTTGCGGAATTGATTGCCATTGGTCTTACCTAAAGTGTGTTAATAATTAAACTTTTCCGATAACCTCATCAAAGGAAACTCCTGTGCGTGTAGCAACAAAGGTTAGTCCGATGAAGTTAATAGATCTTGCTGGTTTGATATAGATGTCAGCAACAAACTCATTGCTGTCAATGATAGAAGGGGTGTTGTTAGTCTCATCGCATATAACGATGAAGTCTTGAATACCACGCTTGGACTGTACATCACGAAGGAAAGGTTCAACAATGTTTATAAAGTTGATCCTTGTGATTTCGTCGTTAAACTCAAAGAGTACATCCTTTGCAGCAGCAGCAATCGCCTTCTCAAGGAAGATGAACAATCTGCGAACATTAATACGATCAAAGGCTGAAGACCTACCTAATGCAGTCTTATCACCAAAGAGGATGATACCTGCACCAGGAGCAGTAATAATTGGGTTAATTCTATTAGAGTACAGTTTATCTCTATGTACTTTATTTGGTGTGTATGCTAGTTTAACAGCATTCAGGATAGCACCTCTTGCAGTTCCGCCTGGTGAGAACCAAGGGAAGTTATTGATGTCATTCCTAGCACATGTGCCAGCAATGTCACCGTTCATGGGAACATATCTGAACTGTTGATTAAACCTGTCATACATGTACTTATAACCACTATCTAAAATGGCATAAGAACTTGATGTAATTGGAGAGTAGTAACTAACAATATTATCAGTTACAGTGTCTGTCTTTAACTGTAATGATTCTCCAGATCCAGAAGCACTTAGGAAACATCCTCTCCAAGGTGATAGGAATGCGATTGCATCCTTCCTAAATTCTGCGATCTCGATCAGTTTATTAGACAGTGCTTGTGTTTCATTCTTACCATGATTGGCACAACCAAGTAATAAGAAGTCAACATCAATTTCTTCTGGGTTACGAAGATAATCATATGCTTCTGATATAGCACCTATATCTAAGTTAAGTGCATTGGCATCAGTAACTTCAACAACACCGTTGTAGTTCTTACCACCAGAAAGTGATGCAGCGTAGTTACCAATGGAACTGAATGTAATGTTCTCAGTATCCTGATCCCATCCACCATCTCCAAAGACATCCCACAGATCTTCACTAAATCCTGTAGTAGTAATACCAGCAGGAGCTCCACCAGCAAATAGGTTGTTAGAACCTACTTCTAGAACTTTTCTCCAGTAAGAAGATGAACCAGCAGAATACTGAGCATCTTTTGCTTTAGATATATTTGTAAACTTCTCTAGTACTGAACCAGAATTACCTGTGATCTTACCAGCGTCATCATAGACAACAACATGAAGTTCATCAAATCTAGAATTTCTATTAGCAGCGTAAGAGGAAGTTCCTGGTTTGTCAGCAATTGTATTCCACTTAACGGTTGCACCGTTATTGAGTGTAATAGACTGTTGATCGAACCAATCTACTGAGTTAGAATAAGTTGTTACACCAGAGTAAACTCCAGGTGCAAGTCCTCTCCAACTACCATACCTTCTTATTTCTCCTGTGTGAATACCAAGATTACCTGTTTCAGAGAACTGATAAGTACCTGCTTGTTGGTAATCAACAGCAGTTTCAGTACCTCCACCAGATACATGAGAGATCATCTTAACGGTAATTGAAGCATTACCAACCTCAACGATCTGTCCTTTGAAGTATCCATCAAGAACACTAGTAGAACCAGCACCAGCAATAACTGTGTTAGCAGGAACTGTTTGTGTTACAGCGTAACCGACTTTTAGATCTATAGGAGCGATTGGGACTGTAGTAGAACCATAACCTAATACATCAGTAGTAACTATACCACTAAGTACTTGGTCACCAAAACCATCAATGGTTGCTACCTTAATACCGTTTGACCAAGAACCTGGGTTCTTAGCAGCATATGTAACACCAGCAATAGTGTTTTCGTTATACCCACTGTTAGTATAATCGTCAGGACTTTTAATCTTGACACTAGCAGCAGTACCTACAAAACCATTTTTAAGTTCTTCGTCATCTGCACGAACCACCCTCATGACCCCACCATAGGCAAGGAAGGATGAAGCAGTTAACCAATACTCATAATGGTTATCCTTAGGATAAGGTTGTCCATAGGTGTCCAGAAGATCTGCCTCTGTCTCTATGAGCTGAGGGCTCTCAACTGGTCCTTTTGCAAAGGGTGCAGCCAAACCTCCAGTTTTCGATGATGTTGCATCGACTCTACCGTTGGTTAGGTCAACTTCCCTTACAACAATACCAGGAGATGCTAAATTTAAAGGCATCTTTCTCTTCCTCTATAGAATCCAATTTGTCTGATATTATTTATTATTTGCGGTCTTTTGATTGGGGAAACAGTACATGAACTACCAATCTGGATAAACCCAGTTGGCATTATCTTTCTTTCTATTAGCAATCACTCTATTAACTGTACATACCTTACATTCATAACTGTAACTAGATGGTAAATGTGAACTTTTTTTATGAGTTATATAAAATCCTTCTATTAAATTTTTGACACTACCACAGACTCTACATCTTCTTTCGCTCAGTAATAAATCACCAAGTTCAAATTGTTCTTCTAAGTCGAATTCCATTTCTTTAAGATCCAACTACTAGAATTTTGTTTATGCGAACCACCAACCCCGAATGCAAACTGTACCCTAGGGTCTTTATCAAACTCATAAATCTCAGGTATATTATCCTGTGTCCTATCTCCACCATTAGCAAATAGTACATCATCAAATAATACTAATGCTTTTTTGATTAGATCTATAGAACTATTATTATCATCATTAAATGATACAGCACTATCAACCATTCTCAATTCTCTAATAACTGCTAACCTTTCTTCTATAGGCATAAATGGTTTACCCTTCTTTCTAGTTAGCCATTCGTCAGAGTTCAATCCTACTATAAGGATATCTCCCAACTTCTTTGCTTCTTTAAAGTGTTCAATGTGTCCACTGTGGATAGGGTCAAATCCACCACTAACAATAACAACTCTCATTACCAAATCCTAGTTAATTGACGAACATCAGATACACCAAACAATGCTTTGCAAGTTTGTTCAGCATCCTCTCTTAGATTAGATGGTGATGTAAACTCCACCTTCATAAGTCTATTACTCTCCAAGAGTACTTGAGCAGACCATTTAACTGGTTTCACTTGTACTCCCACATATATGACAGATCCCCATACTCATCTGCTTTTGCCCATCTGTCACCCTCACCATCTACAAACTCATCTTCATCATCCGTACCATTTAGTATGAATCCAAACGGAGCCATATCTTGTTCGATCTGATTCTTCTGTTCCTCGTAGATACGCTTCCGCACATCTGTGTCAGTCATTTCCTTAAAGTAGTCCTGTGCTACTAACCACGCAAATATAACAAGACACATTGCAAGGTCATCATGGCAACCATCTTCTGCTTCCCATGATTGTTTCTTCTGCACAAAGGTTGTTAGTTCTGCGATAATATCATAGTCATGTGTTTCTATTTTATCATCTTCCATTAATGTTTTCAAGTTAGAACAACCTAACTTCTTAACTGTCTGTGTCAT